GCGTTTGCCGTCGTAGGCTCAGAAGCCGAAACGTAGACGCGGCCACGGTTGGCGAGAAGTTCAGTTACACCTTCAACCTTAGCGCGTGGAATTTCAGCATCCTGTACGGCCAACTTTTGATAAGGAATAAGACCATCTGAGTTGGTGAACTTATCCTCCGTCATCAAACCAGATACCCGAACCTGAGAAGTGTCTTCGACAATGATGAATGTCACAAGATCATTCTCGACCAAAGCACTCGTAAACGTGATCGTCGAGTTGGCGGGCTGTTGAGTGTAATCGTTTGTACCGCCGGAGCGCTGCAATACACCGTTGCGGTAAACCAAAACTTTTTGGTCTGCATTGTGAACGAACGGGAACACCGCCTGAGATTGCCCTGCGGCTACGTCCTGTCTAGTGAACCCACTGTCGTTGGCACTTTGGACCTTGTATATTGTAACCAGGTCATCGCCTTCAGTGGCATCGTTCAACGTCACAGTATTCGAAGTCGGATCGCTGGTGTAGTCTGCTGCCGCAAGCAACGCGCCGTTAAGATATACTACGATAGCGTCTGACGCCTCGTGTATGAAGTTAAAGGTCACTGCACCCGCTGAATAGGCAACGTCGCCGTTTTCATCAGCAGCACCGATAACTACATCTTGGCGGGCAGAGAACAGTGGGGCGCCGATTGTACCCACGTCGCTACCAGCCGCGCCTCGTATATCAGCTACGGTTGCCAGAGCTTGCCAGCCTTGTTCGGCTTCAGTGTATTCACCGACGCGATACTGCAAACCTTGAATGGGGTCGTTACGCAAATCAACTGGAGCCTGGAGGATACCGTCGTTGTCGAATAGCTTACGCATCAACTCCGCGAGTGTACTGTCGCCCAACTCAGAAGAGTTAAGGTAACGAACAATGTTCTCGATGTCTGCGCCGATGTTGCCGCTGGACGTGTGGTTGCCGGGATATAGAACCTTTAGACGGGCCATTTTAGCGCTCCTTGTGCATTAGAAAAGCGAACGAGATGATAGTGACTTCGCTATCTACATCTTGTTCTTCTGTTCGGAAGCGAAGACGAACGCCACGAAACAGGTGATTGAATGGAAATGTGAAGTCGGATTTCAAAGGGGCATCGCCCCAATGAGGATCACCCGGTAGGCGATCCAAGTTTACTTCGATTGAACCCATAGGACGGTCATCTTCGTCAACTGCGTCGATGAAAAAACGTCCTTTACCCGTGGCTTGTAGAACCAGAGTGTGCGTCCTCTTTGTTCCGATAAAGTCACCAAGCCAAAGAACGGGGGTCTCCGCAACCATAGGTGATCGTCTGAGATCGGCGATGCCGGTTTCTTGTTGAAAGGCCCGTTCAGTAGCTTCGTAAACGCCATCGGCAGTGCCGAACATCAAGCGACCGCCCAGGAACGTGCCGCAGCGCGGCAAGAGAGTGTCACCAAGCTGGAAGTTACGCATCTCGTAGCCGGCTCGGAAGTTCATAGACAGACGAACAGTTTGAGTGCCGCCAGGTCTGGGGAAGAATATGTGGTAGACCAATGCGTCTGGGTCGTAGACCGCTGAGATCATACGAGGGTCGGGAGTGCTCTTGACCAACTCCTGATACAGCGTTTCGACCTCATCGGACAAAGACGCTTCAGCGATTGTAATACCGTTTTGTTCAGAGCGCATAATCGAGTGGATGCCCCGTCGGGAACAAAACAAAAGGTCTGAGCCCGCGTTGACGATTGTGTTGTGCCCGATGCAACCGATGCGCAAGTTCGCCCTGCTATCTAACTGCCACTGCTCAAAGTCCGGGTCGATGACGTACACAAGAGTTTGGTCTTTGGTGAAAACCGCTAGACGGTTGGCCTCAAAAGTACCAAGGCCCGTGATCTCATCGGCAGTACCAATCAGGTTGGAAATGTCGATAAAGCTGGCGCGAGTGACTTCCTCGGTAGGAGCTTCTTCGTTTAAGAAAATATCCGGGTTATCTACGCGAGAAAACTCAATGGTCGTAGGCCGATCCTTAAAGCCAGAAACAGCCAGACGCCGCTGAATGGGAACGCCAAAGGAAGGCTTGATAGAAGCCGTAGACGTAGAGAACTCAAAGCCGTCGTAGCGGTACATCCGAGTATCGTCTGAGAAAATGTGCACCTTGCCTTTGAAGTTCGTCATTGTGACGATTGCGCCTTTGGGGAAAGCCCCGTCCACTCGGTGTCCTCTATCTGAGGCAAGGTGCGTCTCCGCTGCATCTTCTTCCGCAAAGACAACGCCTTCACGGTTATAGAAACGCAACGCTTTCACAGGGAAGCGGTTGGAGCCACTGTGCAAGAAAAATTTAGGATCGCGAATAAGCTGGCCACGATAGTCAACGTAACAGTTGTCTAGGAGCCAGAAGTTCTGCTCCTTCTGACGCTCCATCGCCGTGATGTCACGCGAACGGTCAATGCCACGAAACCCGTAGTAGGTCGTGGCCTGACTGTTTATCGCAATGGGAGCATACGTTAATCGTGCCATCAGTTATACCTTGAGTTACTTCCGCCATCCATGACCTTAGCAAAATAACGCTTATTCCCATCTATTCTTGTAAGCAGGATGTCAGTCATTGTGGCCTGATACATCTGCAAGAACATGATGGCCTTCTCTGACCCCTGTTGGATCAAGTAATGAGAAGTAAGACCGTCAATCATAATCATGTCAGGAATTTTGCGAAACTCAGTTGGGTCGTTGTAGTAGTCTATGTCTGACCCATCGTGATAAGGGTGCTTCCGCACGTCCTCAACCACACGGTTAGCAAGCTCTATCATCATCATCATAACCTCCCCATCCACACGGGAAGGAGAGAAGTTACCTGCGCGAACAAGAGCCGAGCGCACCAAGTCTTCAAGCGGGCTGAATTTCTCTCGGCCCGCCGCAAAGGGTTTTTGTACGCTCTTCTCAGCCATTATTCGTCCTCACAACAAATGACACGGCCCGACCAAATGTGGTGGTGCAACTTCGCAAGGTCCGATACTTCACGCGGCACACGCCAGTGAACATACGAACGCTCCGCATCCCAACGACCAGAGACACGGACATTATCTGTAATCCGAAGATCAAACGCTCCATTCTCAGGCTCGGCGGAAACATAGTAAACAAACTGTGACTTGTTATCGTTTTTAGGAGCCTTTTTCTGACGAGCCGTCTTAGATGGAGAAGGTTCTTTTGGAGCCTCTTCCTGTTCAAATGCTTCGTTTAAATCTGGCGTAGATGGATCGTCGGCCTGATAGTGGCCGGTTGCTGTGCGTGCGCGTTTGCGTGCCATTGAAGTCTCCTAAGTGGTTCTCACTATTTATGGGCGCAAAGAGCTCTACTGTCGTCCCACATGAAAAAGGGGCCACCGAAGCAGCCCCTCCTAAAACCTTGTGGATTATCGCTTAGGCAGCGACATCGTTCCAGTTTTTGATGTAGGCGTGTGTTTTGTCCTGCAACATTTCCAAACCACATTCGGTCAGAAATTCGTGCTTGACTGCATCCTCATCGGGAGACTGACGGTCACGCAGTAGGGACGTATCGCGACCATCGAGGTAACGGTACTTGAGGTACGGGAAGTCGATGATGATCGCCGCATTCTCCATGCCCGGAACCTGACGGAACTGAGGATGCAAGTGCACCATCAAATCACCCGCGAACGTGTTGTAAGAAGTAAGATTTATGCCGTACGCCCCTTCTACAACTTGTGGAGCCCAACGGTCTTTGCCGAACTTCTGCAAGTGACCAGCAACCTTAGCGCCACAGAACATGATTTTCTGTTTGGAGCCGAATGCAAAGATGTCTTCAATCAATGCGCGGTCAAACTGATCCTCAGTCATAACGCCAGAAGCAGTAGAGCGGTCAAGTACGTTCGAGATAGCGTTAGTCAAGCCGCCAGTAAAGCGACGTGGCTGTGCTGAAGTGCCGTTGCTCTCATGCTTTTTACCAAAGAACATAGCACGTTCAATGTCTTGCATGTGGAGCTTGAGCGCCTTAGTGGCCATCTCGTCTTCTTTGTCGCCAGTGCGCAAGTTCGTAGCACGCAAAGTTTCTGTCACCTTAAAGGCAGTACGGAAAATTTGTGTGTAGTTCGTTGCTACTGTCGCATCGAAGCTGACGCCAGTTGGGCTAGATGCCCCTTCTTCAAAGGCCGAACCTGAGATGAAGAGAGCCGCGCCGTCTGCGATAGTATGGCTTGTGCCGCCAATGTTACGCTCAACAGTCAAGCCAGTGGCCGTGCTGTCAGCAGTAACTCGCATTACTTCGCCAGTCGCAGAGTTCACCAGGATAGTACCGGCAACCGCAAACAGGTTGTCGTTACCAGCGTCCGTAGTGATCGTAGCTGTAGAAGCCGAAGCTACTGCACCGTCTACGGTCAACTTACGCTCGGGAAGTTCGTCGCGAAAGTTTTTGTACTCTGGGTCATCAGTTGCTTCCGAGGAAGTCATTGATAACAAAGCATTTAGGGGTGCATTGCCATTTGGCTCGAGGAGTGTGAATAATTCGCGATAGTTCTTAGGGCGGAAGTCTACGTCGAACGTACCTGTGCCCCGCAAGCCTTGAATACCAGCCATGGGTATATCCTTTCAGCTATAGTTTCATTTGCGAGGGCCATCAGATTTCGGCTCGGATTGTCACGCAGCCGTATCCTTAGTCCCATGTTTTACCCGGTATGAGAGGGCCGTAGCGCTCACCGCGTAAACCAAATATGCACGAGGGGCGCTGAGTGGTCGTCCCTCGTGCAGTTATTTTATCGAACGCCCGCTATGTTCTTGGACAAAGCCTGCGCACCTAAGCGAGTGAGAGTGTCGTCTCCACCTCGAGCACCCGGAGAAGAAGTCGGCCCGCCCGATTGGTTCTTGAGAAAGGCTTCTCGGCGAGAGGCCATATCCTGCAAACGAGTAAACTCTGGAGTGTTACGTTCGTTCTTGAAGTCGTTGATGACTTTTGACGCGAGAGAGGCATCAGCAAAGTCTTCGATGGTATAGCCGCGTTCGCCGGCATAGCTCATGAAGTTTTTGCCCTCCTCATCGGGAAGGCCAGCCTGTTGCTGTGCTCGGTCAAGGTTGTTTGCAATCGTTTGCTTGATAGCAGTATTGCGATCAACCTGTGCGCCTTGGGCTGCGTTCATGCCCTGCTGCGCACCTTGCTGGCTGCGCTGTAAGACTTGGTTCATTGCGCCCATTTGCTGTTGGAGCTGTTGCTCCATGCGCTGAATGCGGTCCATGCCCTCACGATACCCAGGGGGTAACGAAATTGCGTTGTCGTCTTCGTACTTCGCAAACTCGTTCTCGATATTCGGCTGCATAGCAGTAGGGCTAGGCTGCTCAGGTTGCGCCACGCCTTGTTGCGCTGGGCGGTTCTGGCCAAGCTGTGCGTTCTTCGTAAACGCTTGCAACGACGCATTCATCAAGCTGGCAATCTGCTCCGGGCTCGCGCCAGATGTTTCCATCAGTTTTTCGGCGATGCTGCTGATAGGCTTCATCTGAGCATTTCGGTAGTTCAAGTCTTTGTACCGAGAGAACGTAGATGAAATTTGTTCTGGCGTTAATGCACGCTCTTCATCACCCATCTTCACTTTGTAAACAAGCGGGTCTTGCTGTACGCGGTCGCCCTCTGTTTTAGGGGAACCCTTTTGCTCTGCGGCTTCCTGTACTGTGGTGGGAGCCTCGGCGGGTGCCGCTGGGGCTTGAGGCGCTGGTGCGCCAAGTTGCTTTGCAGCCATGCGTTGCAGTTGATCGTCCATGTTATTCTCCTTCTGTCCGGCCTTGGCGGGACGGTGCTTCTTCAAATGAAAGCTCACCCTCTAGTTTAAGGATGAGCCGTGAGGGTAAGTTGAGCATTTGCTCTGCCGCCCATATTGCGCCCCGATTGAAGTCCATCTCTTGCTGAGACATCTCCTTAGAGCGAGCCATCGATAAAGCTAACTGAAGGACTTCCTCCTTCATAACTTCGTTAAGCGTAGACCAACCGCTACTTTCGCTTAGAGCGATTAGGGTTTTAATCTGATTTTTGAGTGTCATGGTGAGGGGTGTTCTACTTTCTGAGGATTGGCTTTCCCGCCATTACTGTCGAGCAGCCTTTCTTTTTCAATGGAGCCTTAGCCATTA